GAAGCAATGGCTGTCGCATTTCCAGAGGAGGTGATAGGACCGGTCAAATTAGCGTTTGTTGTAACGGTGCCAGCGGTTAAACCCGAAGCCGTTCCTGTACAATTCGTAAGCGTTCCGGAAGCAGGAGTTCCCAAAATAGGGGCTGAGAGCGTGGCACCATTCGCTAAAACAACGTTTCCCGTACCTGTAGTTGTTGCGCTTGAATTCGCCGTTACAAGGCCCTTTCCGTTCGTTGTAACCGATGAAAGCGTCGTGGTTCCAGGACTTGCATTGACTGTCGCAAGCGTTGAGGATACAGATCCTGGACCTGATGCCGAGACATCGCCCGTTAAAGCGGTGATATAGCTCCCAGCCGCCTGCTTTCCATTAAATGTCGACCAATCGCCGCTAGATAAATATCCGTTATGGCTCGAATCCGCGACATGCTGCGAAATCGTTGTTCCAGTTCCAATAACCGCCGATCCGCCATTGCCAATCGTAATTCCATCTGTTCCGACATCCGTCAAATTTCCCTTCGTGACTGTAGGCTCTTTTCCGTTCAACTGCGTCTGGATTGCTGAGGTAACCCCGCTGACGTATCCCAATTCTGTCGAAGTTGTCGCCGATTGCGTTGGAATACCGTTCGCATCGGAAATTAAGGCCTTTGCCGCAGTAATCGCCGCCGCCTCGACGATCTTTCCGCCAGAAGATTGCATGACGCGGTTATTGACGAGCGCAGTCGTGCTATTGGTTCCTCCTATTGCGATAGCAAAAGGAGTACCGAGCGTCGTTCCGATATAGGAATAAAGATTGGCGAATTCGCCTGAAAGACGCACATCCAGCATATTCGGAGGCTGAGTGAATTTCTGGTAAAGCTGGGTAAGCATCAACTTCCCCCTAATCTTGCATCTGCGACCGCATGAACGGCGATTAGAGCGCCAGCGCTATCGCCGCCGACTTGCGGGTTACCAACATAAACGCCAGAGGACGTCAACGAACTGCTAAAAACAGAAACGGTGCCAGAGTCTGAACCGCTGCTCGTTGCATTACGCCACTTAGCATTCGTCGCCCCCGGATTAAAAAAAGTCATGGTTGGCGTACTCATCATTTCAACAGGAAACCGGACTTGTACGCCTCCGCCTGCGCTCGTGCTCGCGATTTGGGCCGTATAGGTTAGAGCTCCAGCAAAGCCTGCATTTTGAGCGACGGCAGTTCCTTGAGGAAAGGATTTCCAATAATAACGCTGGAGCAATGCGAGCATCGTCGGGTAAGGCGAATATTCGAAAGAAGTAGCGGACGACCCAATTTCGAGCTGCACGCCAGTCAAATAAAGAATGTTGCTAGTAACCGTGATAACGTTTGACGATCCCGTAGCTTTCCAGAATGCGCCCGCTTGCCAAGTATTGAGATTTGAAGTGGATACATTCGAGCCGCTTCCCAAATCCCACACAATTTTTAAGCCAAAGGCTGTTCCTGAAATCGGCCAATTCGTATTAGAAACAAGCGAATCTCCAGGAACCGTAATGATGATATGACTCCAAAGATTCGATACAAGTGAATAGGTGGTGACGTAAGATCTTGAATCCACGCCATTTAAAAGCGAAAGGCTATAAGTGCCCGTCGTCGAGCAGAGAGCCCAAAAGCTTAGAGTGACCGTTTTCGCGCTGGCTGTTCCCCATCCGAAATCACGCATGAAAATAGGTTCCATCGGATATTCCATATTGCATCCGTCCGCCGCCGCCGGCGTTCCAGGAGTTGAGGTTTGTATTTTCATGATCGTCGGGAAAAATGCGTTAGGTGAAGCTTCCGTGGATCTCGAAATACCGAAATCGCCCGTCCCCGTCGATTCGACACGCCATTGGTCGAGCGTGTAGATGGCCATTTTGCTGGAAGTTGAATAAGATCCGCCTTCCATATTTTGATCAAAGAGCATTTCACCGTTGAGGATGCGATTTTTACTGTTACCGATCAGCGATGCTGTTACGGAATTGTCGACATACTGCTTGGTCGCGACTTCAAGAGCTGTGCCGGGATCTGCATCCATCTTGATATGCGAAAAGGTCTTTGTCATCGCCTCGACGCCGATCCAGGTATTGGCATTATCCGAGAAATTCTGATTGACCTCCGCCGACGAGATAACAGTGCTCGGAGAAAACGTATATGAAATCTGATAATTAATGGCCATGATGTCCCCTTAAGTTGCCGTGAAAACCTTTCTGGCTTTGTCGGGCCTGAGTCGAATTGATGCTCCCTGAACGGTGAAGGGTTGCGTCGCTATTGCATTGCGCATACGGAAACTAAAAAGATTCCCTCGCCCGAAAACGAAGTCCGTTAAAATGGTTGCGTTCTGACCGCCCCAGACATCCGAATCCCAAATCGCTTCGTCCCAGCGACCGCCTGTCGCAAAGATGCTAAAGGTCTGAGTCGTGAAATTCGGGATGAAATCAAAGCCATAAGAAATATCGAGCGTACTTGACGTCTCTGTTAAAGCCGAAACATTGATGTTTAGAGGGTGAATGGTTGCATCCAAACCTGACCCATCATTCTTAAATGGCGTTCGCCAATAGGCATCAATGACGCCCGGGGAACCCTCAGAATCGTCTCCGAAGACGGAGGGCTTAAGTTTTTCGTAAAGTGATCCGTCGTAATGCCCTGCGAAAAGTCGTCGGTTCTGGACTTGAAAAATAGCGTTGCATTTAAAACCGGTTGTACAACGTAAAAAGCATTTGTGCTGAATGTCCCAGATGATCGCCGTGTTATTGGTTGTGCTCGTTCCTATTGAGACAAACCACATAATCCATTCCAAGGCCTGATAATAAATGCCCTGAATGTAGGGAATGCGAGTCGGGTTGATCGTATCCCAAATATCGTTAATGTCGTTTGGCGCGTCCATGAAGTTCATCCCATCCTGCGTCATCTTCATACGGCGTCCAGGTGTAATGAAATAGATCACACCGTTTGCGTAAGCAAAGGAACGTGCTCCCGCCGCGCCAATTCCTTTCTGGAGCTGATAAATCGGAAATGGCGCGGTCGTCGTGATCATCATGTGCGTGCTCGAATTCTTAAACAGGACTGCCGTATCAGGACCCGTTGAAACACCGAATTGAAGGGCTTCGCCGTCCGATAATGCCACGTCTGAGTTGCCCGACCCAGCTCCGGTCCAATCTTCCGGATTGGAAATAACAGGCCAGAATATTCGACTCGGATTAGCTGCTGTTGAAATCGCGAAGATCCGATTATTGGCACCGAATACCGTTGCCGCCGATGGCGGCGTGCCGCCAAGAGCTGCGATATTCCCGGACCCCGAATATTTGAAAGGTGCGTCTGGGTTTGATGACGGCCCACCAAACCAGATTTGAAGATCATTGAAATTGATCGGCGTCCAGAGATTGTTTTGGCCTGCGGTGATTGAAACGGAACCCGTCACGTCCGCCATTGTGCCGCCAAGCGAATTATCCGAGAAGAATTTCGCTCCAGCAACCGCAGTCAAAAATTCCGTTCCAGAGTCAAACTTAACATAGCCGCCGCCCTGAATAGCCGTTCCAGAATCGACCATCGGAACACCGTTCCACTTCGTGTCGCCATATCGTTTCTTAAAACCCTTATCAAGGATAATGAGGTTATCGAGGTCCGGCGATTGGGTTAGATCAGATGAATATTCCGGATCGAAGGTATTTAATCCTCCGGAAAAATCGTTGATCTCAATGCTAGGTCCGAATGCTCCCATTAACTATTCCTTGGATAATTGAAGGGAAGAGGCATATATCCAAGATTGCCGCCGACCGGTTGATTGTCCGCTGCCGTCATCACGCGATGGCGATGAAGTGAGTTCTCGTATTCCGTCTTCATTTCTTCGATTAAAGCGTTGAAAAGCTGGACGGAACCCCCATACCTAGCATCATCTAAAAACGAGAAGCCCTGGGCCTTAGCGCCTTCCAGGAGGGTTGTCGTATGCCATTTGGCCGGGATGATTGAGACGTCGGTATCAGCGACCATATCAGTCGCTGTCGTATAGAAATCGATCTGAAGATTGATTACTGCATCCGGATTGGGCCAAAGTCGAAATTGCGGAAAGCCATTTGAATCGATACCAGCGGCGCAATAGAGTCGCGGTGTGCCGGTCGAAAGAAACCCTGGATTATAGGACTGGAAATATTCCGGCGTTGTCTCCAAAAGCTGGTAGGGAAGGACATCCTGAAACACTTGAATGATCCGATCGACGTTCGAAGCTGTCGAATAGAACATTTTCCGTAGGAGAAACGTTGCTGATGCTGCTGTTGCAATCGCGGGAGTTGCCAAGGTCGCCGTCGTCATTCCGGATGTATGCGTCGAAATCCGATAGAAGTCCTTTGAAGAACTTGTTTGTAGGAAAAAGTTTGCGACTGAGAGGTTGTTTCCATTCACATCCTTCGGTGCCGTGCTAAAGGTGACGTTCGATCCCGCAGCGGTCGTCGCAACGGTTCCAATCGTAATATCTGGCTGAGTCTGAATGGCAATGGGATAAGGACTTCTTAGAAAAGGCCATTCGAATGATCGAAGAATGATTTGCTGCGCGTTATTTAGCCAACGCTTAAGAAGCGTCGCCTGCGAGCTGACTGTTTGATCAAGCCCTGTCTGGGCTCCAAGTTCCTGCTGAAGTGTGACGAATGTCGCCATGTTACTCCCTTAATAAGTGAAGGTGATCGTCACGTCCGCTGAATTGGCATCCGTTACGACGAAACAACCAGCTGGGAATAAAACTCCATCGTGTCCGTAATTAAAAGTCTTACCAGTGCTCGTCGTACCCGTTTCCGTGATCCAGGTTGTTCCGCCAGAAGTCGACCCATTCTTAAGGCTAACGACCGTCGCTCCGCCGCCGCCGCTGATTAGGTGCATCGTAAAGATACGAATGGCGGTACCAGCGCTACCAACAGCCGCAGAATTATTGCCAACAATCGAATTTGTTCCTGCATTCTGGATCATAAGAATCCTCTAAACGTAACAGAACGTCACAAGAACGCTCGTCGTATTTGCGTCCATATCGCAAAAGCATCCCGAGGGAAAAAGCATTCCCTGAAGACCATAAGTGAAGGTCGAGCCGGTGCTGATTGTCCCAGTTTGGGTAACATACGCCGTCGCACCGCTTGATGTTCCATTACGCAGGCTCACAACCGCCGCCGTCGAGGTGCTGATGATGTGCATCATGAAAACGCGGACAGCCGGCGTTCCAGAACTTCCGACTTGGCCATCAGCTGTGAAAAGTTGCGCTGAAGCGTTCTGGATCATGCCACAACCGCCTTGCGAGGCCGTCCACGCTTCTTAGGCGCGGTTTCCTGAACAATAATCGTTTCACCAGGCTTCACGAGTTCGTGTTCGATTTCTTTAACTTCCGGCGGAACGGGAATGACGGGAACATCTTCCGGCTCAATCGAAAGTGGCTGGGTCGGATTCGCCGCTAGAGCCATCGCCATGTCGTCGATCTTCTCTTTCAAGCGAACCTCTGGGCCTACGTTCTGCCGAAGATATTCGCAGATCCTGCGCCAGATTTCTTTATCGGCGTTAATGTCGGTGTAATCAAGCACGAAGAAGCAGGGTTCTTTTCCGATCGGCGTATGCTTATAGGTCCAGTTTCGCGCCAAGTCGACCGTCGTCTCAGTACTAAAGACCGTCCGAAGACTTCCGATATCGGCGAGCCAACGCGCCCAGGCACGAGGAAAACCGTCGGCTGCACGAGTTTTGATATCCTTTACCAGGCGTTCAGGCAATGAATCAAAAACAATTATGCGATCGACAAATCCGCCGTTGACGAGCTTAATGCACTGCATGGTCTGCCTCCTTGGAATTCGTAACCTTGGACTTCATGAATTCATCCAAAATTACATCTAACCGATGCTGAATCGTGTGTTTCGCCATCACCTCTTCGTATCCAGCCTGGGCGATCTTTTCGCGTTCATCGTCATGCGCCAGATAATATTTGGCCTTATCAACCATCTCGTCCAATGATCGATAGAGAACGATGTTCTGACCGTCCGTGAAAAGCTCCTCGATCGTCGGAATCCAGTTCGTGAGGCAAAGCGTGCCCGTCGCCATGATTTCGAAAGTTCGCATATTGATATCGTCCAACATCGAAATGTTGAATCCGATCTTTGCGTTTCCAAACCGGGACGCGGCGGCTTCGAAAAGCGCCTGCCCATAATCGAAGTTCGGAAATTCGTTGAATAGCCGGTCCAAGGCATCCTCGCGATTCTTCG